CGGTCTTTACGGATGTGACATTTGTTGAACACAAACCTGCCCCTAACCATACCCACGGTAAGTCGGCAGCAGCGCGTTCAGCAGCATCTCAGTTTATCGATAGCTGTGGACAAGAATTGGGAGCCAATGTGATATTTTATCAGGGCTCGAAAGCTGACCTACGCAATGGGCGCGATTATTCGCGCACGTTACATTGGATTAAGGATGAGGGAGTACCTCCTAAACCTTACAAACCAACTGAAACGGATTGCGTGGCTATGGTTGACGTTGATTACTACGTCGACATGCCAGTCTTTCTTTCCAAGAATTTCCGACCTGTGTTTCTTTACACGTGCCAACCATCTACGGTTGCTTGCACTGAAGGGGAATACAAATACACGTTCAGACAGGACGGTTCGTTAGAATACGTCGTGTCGGGCGGCGCCACCTACGTCCACCATGTGTGGAACTACGATGGCGATAGTATTAAGGTCAAGAAATATTGGACATTCTTCGGCTACTGTCCTATCTTAACTGGAGTGTCAAGCTTCTCTCTGGAACGCCGCCAAGTTGATCAAGATCATCAGCTCATATTGCTTGCTCCCTTGTGTAAATACGAGGGACTCGCAGCTTGGGTTGCTAATTGGGTCCTTGGTGGGAGAGAGTTGCGTAGGCTCAATCCCGTGGTTGGCAAATTTACTCGAATGATTACTAATGAGGCCAATGGGATGTCAATTCATACTGGATTGGCAGGTCAATACATTAAGTGTACAGTGCCTGCTGCGCAAGATACTGCTTTGAGTATCACCAGCAGAGTGCCAAAACTTGATTTGCAATTGGCCCAAGTTCGCAAGATTGAAACTCTTGTTGGAGAACCCAGTGTACTCTGGGAGTTCCATAGAGCTCAATTGGGCGAACAGAAACCCCACATGGTCTCCACTGCCATCCAACACGTCAAGCGTTATCAAATTGTGAAACACATTGACGACTTTGAACCTACCGCCAAACCCGCTGTTGTTTCATTTATGAACCCCATTCTTGATGGGGCGTTTGCGCCAGACTGCTGTCGGGCTAATGACAAGCGCTCCATCGAAAAACGGGTGACAGAAATGAAAGACACCACAAAACTCTGTCCCTTTGTCCTCAAAGTAATCAAAGAATTCGTTCATTTGTTTACTGCTGGGGCAAAGCACTCATTAGTGCCAGTGGACATCGAGGAGGTGTTTAACCGCCAAAACAAGCCCCAACAACGCCGCATTCTCCATGAGAGTGACTTACTACCATATGGCGACCGCAAGGTCGATGCTTTCGTGAAACGTGAAGCGTATCAGAAGATCACTGACCCTCGCAATATCAGCACCATCAACGGATGCGATAAGCGGGATTACAGTGCTTTCATGTACGCATTCGCCGAACACATGAAACAATTCGACTGGTATGCCTTTGGCAAGTCACCCATCGAACTAGCCCAACGTGTCGCCGACATCTGTCAGCGGGCCGTAAGAGGGGCTGGAAACACTGACTTTCATCGAATGGATGGCAGTGTTGGAGAAGTAGCCCGGTGCCTCGAGAAAGCACTGATGATGGCTCTTTTTCGTAGTGAATTTCACAACGAATTGCATGAGTTAATGCGAAGCCAGGTCAGTCTTACGGGGCGCACGAAGTTTGGGGTAACTTATCAGACATTGCTTAGTCGATTGTCTGGTAGTCCAGAGACTTCCCTATTCAACACCAGTTTGAGTGCATTTACTGCCTTCTTAAACTTTAGAATGACTAAAGTAGAGGGCAAGTACCTTACTGCTGAAGATGCTTGGGATAGGCTCGGAGTTTACGGTGGAGACGACGGCTTGACAGCTGACGCTGATGCAAACGTGTATGCCACTGCCGCTAAAAGAGTGGGACAGAACCTGACGTGTGAAATGATCACGCGCGGTTCGCCAGGAGTAAAGTTCTTGGCCAGACTTTATGGGCCCGAAGTTTGGTTTGGAGACGTTAACTCCATGTGTGATTTGCCCAGAACACTGAGCAAGTTCCACACCACCGTCGCACTGCCGCAAAATATTAAGGCTGCCGACAAACTCATGGACAAAGCTTATGCTTTGTCCCTCTCCGACGCCAACACGCCTGTTGTTGGACCTTTTGTTCGAGCCGTGCTCGTTCACAAACCTAAGAAATTTGTGTTCAAGAATTACGGCCGCAAATGGATGCCGGAGGACGACCCGGATAAGCAATATCCGAATGCTTACGGGTCGTGGATGAGTGAGTACGCTACAGCCGCTCTCCCAGAGTTTAGCTTTGGACAATTCACCACTTGGATTAGTGCTAACCATGATGTGAATTCCTTAATGCAAGCTCCGCGGTTTCACCCTGAAATAGAGGTCAAACCCGCGAAAGGAGATTTAACCATACTCAATGGCGATGTGCTCGACCCCCACCCCAGCGACAGAACTGTCACACCCGCTCCTACTGAGGAGCAAAAGCCCAAACCGTCTACGCGGTCTCGTTCCAGACCCCGCAAGGCGAAGAAAGACCGCCCCAGTCGCCTCGATGGCGCGCGCAAGCATTAATATCACCTTGCGCTGGTGAAGAGGACAACTTGTTGGTTTGTTGCCTTCCACCATCGTTTACTA